CCATGTAAACTTCCCCTGTGAACTTGTCAACAAATGAGTGAACTGTGGTGTCACGATAACCCTCTTTTAGTTCTGGGCAAAGAGAAGTGTACTCACGATACTCTTGTTGTATTATTTTATAATACTTACGACCCTCTTTTATACGGAACCTCATTAAGTTTGCTGTTCCGTTCTCTAACTCATCTAATTGCTGTTGAGCATACTCTGGATGGTCTCCTGATAGGTTTCTCTCTAACATTCTGACATGATACTCTTTATAGTTTTGTGTGATGGCATCACAATACTGTTGAGTCCATACCTCAACATTCTCAAAGAGTTTTTGTCTGATTTCATTTCTTTTCACGAAATCATCTAAGGATTCATTTTTGGGTAGGTTGAGTTCTTCTACAGTCATTGGGATTTGTTTGATATACTTTATTATAAGGCATTTTATACCCTATGCGTGGTAGCTTGTGACACATATTATACTGTCTCCTCTCCATAGACTTCCACACCAAAATGATTTACAATGACATCCTCTATGTGGTCAATCTGTTCGTCAAACATTATGTCAACTAATTCCTCCACCAATATTGGTGCTGAGAGTGGGTCATCATTAATAAGTGATGCTATCTCATATATGAGATTTGCTTTTCGTTGTTCTAAATCCATTACTCTCCTTGACTATCTGAAATGGTTACTTCTGATGCAAATTGGTCAACTAATTTGTGTAGTTGGTCAATCTCAAACTGGTCAACATCATCCCCTTTTGCACCAATATAGTAAAATGTATGATTGATGTTGTCGATAAGGGATTCTAAAGCAATTTTGTTTTTTGTTCTCATTAATCGTCATCCCCCTCTACTTCGATTGATTTCATAAACTGACTTACATACTTGTCAAGTCTCTCTCTGATTTCATAACGTGGAAATGGTATTAGGTCATCATCCTCTCCAACATAGTAGAAAAAAGAATTAACTTTTGAGATAAATGTTTCAAGTGCAATTTCGTTTTTTGTGTAACTCATTAGAATACTCCTGATAGTGAAAGTTGTTGCTCTGTGTTTTCTTCAGTAATTTTGACAATTTGCTCATCATAAACTCCATAATCTGTGTCTATGTCATCATATGAACCATTTTTAAATTGTTCAAGTGCATGTTCCTTATCTCTTGCACGAATTGTGTAATCAACATACACATAGTGTTTAGTTTCAATGTAAAACTCTTTTTCTGTTTGAACTGTCATTATGCAACCTCCTGTAAAACTGCTCTTCTCTCAATTACAAAGTTTCTGACTCTCTCTCTGTCAAGAGAATCTCCGTTTCCCCATGTGACATGAGTGTCTTCTTCACATAGGTCAAGATAGTTAAGAGTCGCAAGTGCTAACTCTTCTCTGGTCAATCCGTCAATCGGATATAATACATCTGGGTGTGATGGTAAGTAGAATGACTCACAATAATCAAGAAATTCTTTAAAGTTGTTCATGAGTGGGAAACCTCTTTTGCTTATACTTTATTATAAACCCTACCAAATCAAATTGGTAGGGGTGATGTGACACTAATTAAACTGTCACCAGTTAGCACTAAAAATGTGACCATCATGCTCATAATAGTCATAGGATAGAGCATTATCCCAAGTCTTCTCCCAATCTATCTCAATCCAATGTGGCATATCATTTGAGGTGTAACCACAATCTTTACATAGTTGCTCGGCAAAGTCAGCACCACTATAGTAACTACCTTGATATGA